CTACTCAGTCAGCGTACAAGCAGACCGCCGAGGCACACCGGGACACGGGGACGCTCGCGGCTGCCGTCAACAAAAAGTACATCGACTACGACAAGGCGTCCGTGGCAATCGTCGGTCCTCGGTACGCGAAGAACCCCAGGGCGGGCGTGGCGAACCCAAATCACGCTTGGCTTACGGAGTTCGGCTCCAACGGACCGCGAAAGCCCGGTGCAGACGTGTCGCGACCTGACCTGAGAAAGCCGAACATCCTCGTCTACGACAAGGTCAACAACGGTCGGTCGATCATGAACTCGGAGAAGTTTCAGGAGCTACAGGACAGCAGCAAATACTTCGTCATGGGCAACAAGCGGCGTGGGTTCTTCATGCGGCTGGACCCTGGACAGACGTACGGGGCGATGCCCGCCGGCGGGTGGATGCAGAAGGCGTGGGAAGCCACCGAGGGACAGGTCGCGAGCATCCTGAAGCTGGCGGTTGAGCGTATAATCAAGAAGTCCACCGATGGCGGCACACAATGACTCCAGAACACTACATCTCGTACCTCCTGACCACGTCCCCGGACGTGGCTTCGCTCGTTGGGATGAACGTGTTCAACATCTTCGTCCCGAAGGCACAGACTGAACTCCCGTTCATCGTGTACCGGCGGGGCGTGACGGATGACGAGAATACAGTGTCAGCACCGGGACCGCTTGACGTTCCGACCACCTCGTTCTTCGTCTCGTCGTGGGCGTTGGAGATGGCGGATGCCCGGCGTATCGGAGATGCAGTTCGGCAGGCTCTCAACGGACAGATCGGTGATGTCGCCGGTCTCTCCGTCGTCAGCCTGCTGATGACAGGTGAAGTTGACGACTTTGTTGATCCCACTCCCGCCGGTGCCCAGTTGCCACTGGCTTACGAAGTTCGACAGTCCTATCAGATACGCTGGCAACGGGCGTAAAAGGAGAGATAGAAAGTATGGCTACTTCAGCCCAAGGGCTTACCTTCGTATTCAACGGGACGACGATCAGCGTGACCAGCGTCTCCGTGAATGACAACACCGAACTGCTCGACGCCACCGATCTCGGCGTCGCCCAGGGCGGCAATCGCATCTACGTCAACGGCTTCGCCGTGGACCGCGAGGTGTCGATTGACTACTTCAACAACGACATCCTGACCGCCGGCGAAAGCGGGCAGCTCTCGATCTCCGGTCCCATCGCCTTCTCGGGCACCGCGACGATCAACAGCAGCACGCTCGGTGCGTCCGTCGGCGACCTTGTCCGTGGAACCGCGACCTTCCGAGTCGTCTCCTAATGGCTTCGTACGTCCCAACCGGTGTAACCGTCTACTACGGTTCCATTCCGATCACAGCCACCTCCGTCTCGGTCACCAGACCGCGGGCGGAGGTGGTGGACGTGACCGGCGTGGGGCACAGCATAGGTACGCGGTCTCTGGTCACCACGGGGGACAGGGTCGGTCAGGCTACCATTCAGGTCAACGGATTCCTACAATCTGGGTCGACGTTCGCCTCTGGCATCGGTGCAACTGATACACTTACCATCAGTGGCTCGACGATCCCGACGATCTCGTCGCCGTCAGCGGTGCTGGTGGCGGTGGACGAGCCGATTCAGCAGGGGCAGCTCAGAACGGTGTCCCTGACCTTTATGGTGGAGTCTATCTAGTATGCTTTCGAAGAACGCTATCCTCGCCTCCGACGACCGCAACATCAAGACCGTCAGTGTCCCAGAGTGGGGTGGCGAGGTCGGTATCCGCGTCCTCAACGGAATCGAGCGGTCGCAGTTCGAGACGATGTTCTCGGAGAAGAAGGTCGACCTCTTCAAGGTCCGGTTCGTCGCCTGCTCGCTCTGCGACGACAAGGGCTGCCGTCTGTTTAGCGATGACGAGGTCGAGGCTCTCGGCGAGAAATCCGCCGGTGTCATCAACCGCCTGTTCGACATCTGCTGGGATCACTCCTCGCTGTCGCAGGAGGCAGTGGACGAGGCGGGAAAAGACTAGAGGCTGAGCCGTTCCGCAAGTTCCTGTTCACGCTCGCTCTCGCCCTCGGGAAGACCGTCCGTGAACTGCTTGCGGAGCTGGACAGCCAAGAGCTATCCGAGTGGTGGGCTTTCCACCGCATCAACCCGCTCCCAGACCCGTGGCGTCAGACCGCGAGGCTCTGTCGTACCGTCATGGCGTCGTCGGGGAACTACAAGCACGTCCCCGAGGAGTGGAAGTTTATCCCTGGGCAGCAGCAGTCGAAGATGGACATGCTTCAGGAGCT